TTGCTTTCACTAAGCCCCCCTCACTTTTCTAACGGGTACAGGAGTTTCCCCGCTAAAAACTAGGTTTAGGCAGTATCGTCCATGCCCACGATTGCGTCACCGTTAGTGATAACAGCTCCGAAACGTGCACGTGGGAAGTAACGAACTCGACCAGCTAGGGCGTCGCCATACGGATCGACGAAAATCTTCAATCCGCTAGAATGATCTACCCAAGCCACACCTTCCGCCAAGTTCAAGAACGAGCAGAATAGCGCATCGTCGCCAGCAGCGGCCAAGGTAGGCCAGTTGCTATTAGCGTAGATCGGCTTGCCCTGAAAACGCTCTAGCTCACCGGGAACTAGGTCAGGGTAGCTGCCGTATGCTCGTGGAGTCGCAACCAAGAGGCCACGAATGTAGCCGATGGTAGCGTCGTTGGTAATCCAGACTGCACCGTCACGATACTGTTGCCCCAATGCAAAATACTTCGCATCGAACTCAGCAACAGTAGGAGCGCCAGCGGCCCCGATCTCAACGCCGTCCTGCACGTTGATTGCATCGAACAGTACGAGGTTCTCTGCTAGACCGATAGACCGACCAGCAGCCCCCACGAACCAGCTTTGAAATAGAGACTGGTCTTCCAGTAACTCTTCAGTCACCGTAACCATGTCTCCCTTCTTTAGCAGCGTGATCGCTCGGGTTGCGAATGCGGGCTCGTTAGCAACGTAATTAGCTTCTTCAGCCACCGTCGGAGAAATCGCCATAGCGGTATTCTCCGCAGGAATATTGAAAGTCAACTTATCACTAACAAGGGTTGGCATTCCCGACTTACGTACGAGACTGTAAACACCTCGCTTCGCCCAGATTTGATTTAGCATATCGGCGGGGACCATAGGTCCACCTTCGGTAGCCTCACTCTCTTCCAGAACTCGGAAGGCTCCGGGGTCACGATTTAGACCAGCCATTCGCAATGCATGTACGTATGCGAATGTTTCCTGCTTCTCAGCAGGTAGTCCCTTGTCACCAGTGATCTTGTTGATTGCGAAGACTGACCGATACTTTGGGTCGGCCTTCATCTCAGCTTCGATCTTGGCTCGAAGGGCAACTTCTTTAGCAGCTTCCGCTGCATTGGCTGCGGTCTGGGCGGCTAGCGCCTCTGCCACAGCCTGTTGAATTTCGGTAGACATTTTATTATGTCCTCCAGTTGTACTTAGGATTGAGAGCGGTAACTCGACATTCCCTATATTCGTAGCCTCACCAGCCTGGAATGCTTCGGGCATTTCGAGATTTAGCTCATTGAAAATTGCACGTAAAGGTAAGACAATTGCATCGTCGCTGACCGGCTGCATGCCGTTAGCTATGTCCCAAATGGACAACTCGGCTATAGGCCATACTTCTACTTCGCCTTTAGCCTTCCGGTCCTGTGGACGCACAAGATAATTGACACTGCCCGTGGAAGCTCTTGCCTGACCTATCTTGGCGGCTTCCCAGGCTCTCGTTGATAATTCCGATCCATCTAACTCTGTAGTCATCCATAGACCCTGTTCGTCTATCTTCGAAACGACGGCAGTTCCGATCGCAGTAGGTCGCTGCATGTCTCTATTTCTAGGTGAACGTCCGTGCATGTAGAGAACAGGCCGCCGGTCCCCTATACCAATCATGAAATTAGTACGGGCAGATAGCCACTGGCCTAGTCGGTCCTGTTTAGTAAATGACCCAAACGGAGCGGCGAGAACTTCCAATAGGCGCTTGTCACCGTCAAGGATTGCCCTTACTGCTCCAGCTTCATTGAATAACATTGTTCGTTCCATTTATCGCTCCCACAACTTGAACGCCTTGTGCTCCATTTCAGAAATCCAAGGTCCTAAGTTATCCTGCATAATTTTCTTTAGCCGCTGCCATCCATAGCGCCATGTATACGGCTGATTGCCTTTAGCGCCGCCCTTACCATCCGGGCTAGCGTCCAGACCACCTACGTAACCGGCGTAGGCTGCGTCGTTCTTTACTCCGACTTCCAGGTCCCCATGAACGGAGACCGCCCACTGCTGCCCATACGTACCTGTTCGTTTGTATTGCACCGGAGCCCCGGCTTCATCTTGCGTTGACACAAAACTCGCCAACAGGCTGCCCCCGATAGCTCTAGCTTGTGCTCGTTCCTTGCGTACTCGTTGTCTACTCTTTAGGCGAGTACCCTCTTTAGGGTACGGACTAACTACTTTGATGATCGTCTTCGCTAATGGCGGTAGAGCGGGCTTGATAAACTTACGAGCTTCCAGATCGGTCAAAGCCTGACCAACTTTTAGCAACTGAGCCTGGTCTACAATCACCTCAACTTCGGCCATTTGCAAATACCTTGTCCACTTCGGCGGTTGTAGTTACGCCCGCCAACTTCGAGCGGATCGCCGCCTGTGTAGCTAGAGAAATTTCGTCGGTCTCGAATTCTACGTTTGCATCCCGCCCGGCCTTGATTGCGTTCTTAGACTTCTTAGCCCAGCTACGCAGGGTTGCTTGCTCTGGAGTAGGTTGAACACTAGGGGCGGCGGTTTCCGGCCAGCCCATTTCTTGCCGGGCAAACTCTGCGGAGATAGCGCCCCGCTGAATAGCGAGGTCTAATCGAGCCCACTTGCTAGTCAAGTCCTCTTGCATAATCTGTAAGCTCTCCGGGTCAAACTCAAACGTGACACCGGGGTCTACCCTCTGTACTAAATCTGCATTGATAACGTCGGCGTAATAAGTGCTGCGAGGGATGATTAGGTCCTCGATCATAAACTTCCGGGCTTCCTGTGCATTCGCATAGGTAGCTTCTTCCATTGCACCCACCAGGATTTTAGGAACTCGCATACCGGCGCAGATATCATTGCGAGCTTGATCTCTAACTTCTACTAGAGCGATATCTCGCAGAGAGGTTGAGAGGATTTGCGCCTTCAGCCCCTTGTCTGCAAACCCTACTTTGTGGGCCTTCTTGCTGCCGCCGAAACTCTTGACCCACCAAGCCTTCACCTTGTTCATCTCGCCTTCCTGTACGGTCTGCTCGGTGCTCAATAGAACGCTCGGCGTTGCGTCGTTCTTGAAAAATGCTTCTACATAGAACCCGCTTTCATACTCTACGCTAACGGCTTGTTTGACCACTTCCATAACTGCTACACCGGGCAATAGGTCATTGTCGGGGTTGTACTCCCGAAAGTACACAACCTCTTCCCTATCAAATCGGTTGACTATCTTGCCGTCAATGGTCTGTACGAACTCAGAAATCCCAGCAGCGGATACCTTAGGTTCAATAGTGGACGGGTTCAACCGCTGGAGTAGGTCTGCATCCCTAAGCCAAAACGCTTTACCCTGCATCAGCAAGTCAATCTCCGTAGACTGAACGCTCTCAGAGTAGTTACTCTCCCGCCCGAATGTATTTAGCATGTCGATTAGCGGATGCTGCTCTACAATCCGACCGCTGCCATCAACCAATCGCCAAGGCAAGTTAGCTAACTCGCTGCCCCTAATCTGCATACATGCAAAAGCCCACGGACTGCGGCTATACTTTGTACCCGCAGTACGTTTGCCAGTTGATAATTCCCAAGGGCCGGGGTAGTACCACTCCGGCCTATCGACCACTCGATACTGAGAACGTGGAGAATAAATCCCATCTCTTATTTGCATAATCACCCCAACGTGAAATGTCCTGTCTTAGATTGCTGAAGCATCAAGTAGCGTGCTACTATGCTATCGTCGTGAATAAGCTCTGGTGCAAAATAACTAATGGCCCCGGTCTGTGTTACCTTGGCCTGGTAGCCTTCGATTTCCCGCCAGCCAGCTTCGTCCCATATCCACTTCCACGAACGCTGCTCGAATGCCAGCCGTAACCCTTGCACTAGCTGAGCCTTGACTGCATTCGTTACGAGTACCCCGTTGACTGGTACGCCATCCTGGCGCATCTGTTCGATGTTCGGCTGCCCCATCGAATTCTCTTCAGACAATATCTCCAGGGTCAATGCGCTCTCAGCCAGCCGGGTATAGATGCCCTTGATAATGTCTCGCTGCGTCGGGTAGTCTTCGGCCCGATACCGTTTCAGGATTAGTTCCTTGGAGCAGGTAGCACAACCAATACTAAAAGCTGTAAAGTCATGTCGCCTACCCCAATCCAACCCGGCTACAATTCGGTGTCCCTTGTGTTCCTGTATCATCTGCTCCCAAGTAGGAGCAGGTAGGAAATCCTCTCTTATTGCTCTAAAGACTTGACCCTCACCGGACACAAACTCAGCTAAGATTTCCTGTCGGTAGTCCAGGTCGGTCATGTCCTTCGCCATCTCAGTAATTGCATCCTGCGATAGATGCGGGTTAGCGTGAGATGGGAAGGTGAAAAACTCCCAGCGCCCGTCGGTATTCTCCTGCGCTTGTAGCGTTAGCAGGAAGAAATGATTGCGTAAGTTCGGCGTCGATATAAACCAAGCGTCGCCGTCATTGTCTAATAGCATCGGCCCGCCAACCTTTTCCCAAACATCGGGGTCAGCGTATGCATACTCATCGAACAGAATGAAGTCAGCGTATTCGCCCCGAAGGTGGTCAGGGCGGGAGGCTGTCTTAGCTAC